GTAAACCTGAACGTTTTCTTGAATATCAAAATAGTCCTTTTTAAGTATGTCTTTACCACCGGCCTGTAAACCAACGATTTTAGAATAAGCATGAGAATATTGTGTTTCAAAATTCATATCCCTAGTAGTAAACGCCCTTGTAAGTGACTGTGTATCAACGTCTAAACCAACCAATGATGACCATTGAGATTCAATTAACCAGTCGTGGACTAGTTGCTCATAGTCGTTAATTGATAATTCTAGGAACGTATCCATTTGTTCTTCCGTTAACTCAATACCTCTAACAGGCATACCTAAAAGGTGCAAAATCTGAGTATAAAGTTTTTCTTTTTCGGGGGCGCTAATAACTGTGCTCATACTTGTTTTATTTCTATAAATACCTTATTATTGGATAAATAAGTAAAAATATGAGCATATCAGAATATCTTTTTAACGCATTTAGTTATTGTGGGCAGAAAAACATCGATTTCCGATTAATCAATTCGGATTTAAAAGAAAACAAATACCATTTCGATGCTGAAAATAATTTAGTGACCGTAACCATAGGGGATTACGATGATAAAGAATTTGTTAAAGTTTTAGAAGAAAACATGGAACAATTAAAACAGTCCTTTAAGTAGTTCAGAAGCGAAGGTATCACTGTATTCACCATCACCCATAACCTGATCAATAACATTTTTCTTTTTTTGTAAGATGTTATAGATGTTCATTTCAATTGTATTCTCAAAAACTGGGTAATAAACCAACACCGAGTTTTTTTGACCATAACGGTATGCTCTATCCTCGGCTTGTGAATGGTGAGCTGGCACAAATGATAAGTCATTCATAATAACCCCTTCTGCGGCAGTAAGAGTAATACCAACACCACCAGCAATAATGTTAGAAATAAATATTTTTACCTTATCTTCATTTTGAAATCTATCAACACTATCCTGTCTTTTTTCTTTTGACATTCTACCATCCAATATCACAGCATTTTTGCGGTATTTTTCATATAAAGTATCTAGTGTTGCGGTAAAATTTGTAAAAACAATAACTTTTTTACCTTGTTCAATAAATTTATCAATTAACTCACAAGTATACGGAATCTTCTCGATTGAAATCAATTGTCTAATTTTCATTAAACGATTAATAGTTACAGAAACACTTTCATTCTTTTTACTTTCTTTTGAAATTCTCATAAACTCCTCAAGTTCGTCATCATAAAATGTGTTTTTTAGTTCGACAAAAATTGGTGTAATTATTTTTTCTGGTAAATCTAATATATCGGTTTTCATTCTACGCAGTATTAGATTTTTAGTTCTATCGCGCAATTCGTCCAAGTTACTAGCACCACTAGTGTTCCATATTTTTTTCATTCCAACATTAAATTGAAATCCTTTACAATAACGTCTAACATAACTTTGCCAGTTTAATGTTAAAGGTGAATTTGCGATTTTCAATAAGTTGAAATAGTTAATAGGTCTAGAAGTCATTGGTGTTCCAGTCAATAACCAAACCTTAGGTATCTTATCTAGAATATCATTAAGTAATTTAGTTCTTTGCGCCGTTGAGTTTGAAATGTAATGCGCCTCATCAACAATTGCCAACTCAAACTTCTCATTCATTATTAATTTATACGCCTCACTATCTTCTGTGTTATCCGTCGTGTGGAAATTTTTAAGAATATCATAGTTGATTATATAGTAATCAAATGTGGACCCCCATTTCTTTCCTTCAATCAATAAAATTCTACGGTCGGTATAATTTTTAATTTCTCTTTCCCAGTTAATTTTAAGAGATGCTGGACAAACAATTAATATTTTTTTAACCCCGCTTTCAATTGATGCAATTACGGCAGATGTTGTTTTACCTAGACCCATATCATCAGCCAAGATAAAGCGGTCGTTAACTAATAGTTTTTCAATCGCTTCTTTTTGATGATTCATCGGAGGTCTAACAGAATATTTTTCATAATCAATTACTCTGTTTAACTTTTTTTCTTCAGCCATTATTACCACCTTAGGTACCCATAACGCTTGTAGTTTCTCGGCGTCTAAAACTTTACCCCATATGTGGTACGCCTTATCTGATTCACACAATAACTTTTCAATCCAAATTTTTTCTGGGGGCTTAACCAATAGTTTATCTTCCATTAGTTTCTCACCAAAAGTTTGAACAATATTCACATATTTTCTAGCCACTTTAGGAACCACATTTTGATATTTTATAATATAATCAGCTTGTGTTCTTGTTAATTTATAGTTCTTGGTGTCAAGTAACTTTTTCTTCCAATCAAGGATTTGGTTATTTGACCCTTCATATATTGCTAGTATTTCTCGAGCTTCAATTTCTGGTAACATAATCTTTATATAGAAATATACGGAAAAACAAATACATTATAAACTATTTATATTGTATGGATAATAAACTACCAATAACTAGATTAAGTAAATTTTTCTCAAACGAGGATTTTGATTTACAGATACAAATAGGTCAAGAATATTTGCACGGTGATCTTAACATGAAATTGGTCCTTTTTAGAGTTGATAGACAAAAAACAGATACCGATGGGGTTTATGGTGAGGTAGGTCTTGATGAAATCAAATATTTCCCACCAATCGAAGTTAACGCCTTGGTTCAAGTAGAAGCGTCTAAAAATAATTCATACAAAGCTGGTATGATGCGATATAATGAACCGGGTAATTTAACATTCTCAGTTTATATTAAGCATCTAAGTGAATTAGGGGTTGAAATTAAGTACGGTGATTATATTGGTTATCCAGAAACCGAAAATAAAATGCGTTACTATACTGTGACAAACGATGGTAAGGTAACATCTGATAACAAACATAACTTGTTTGGTTATAAGCCGTATTATCGCACAATAACTTGCGCGCCAGCACAGGAACAAGAATTTAGAGGAGTATAAAATGGGAATACCAAAAAGAAAAAACGACATACAAATCTACAAAGGTAAAGAATTGACCGGTAGAAGACAGGAATTGTTAGATAAAATAACAAAGTCGGATACGTATTTACCTGACTCTATTCTACATGACGATTTAGATATGGGTATGTTAGATTTTGTTAACACTAATTTTAAAGTTATTAGTGACGGTAAACCTATTCCAATTATTCCAAAAATTTTAACGATACAAAGATGGGCTCAGGTAATGAATACTTGGGAGTTTTCCGACGATGACGGTAATATGAAAATACCATTTATGGGTATCATAAGAAGACCTGATGTACAACCGGGAACAAATCCATCAATACAAAGAACAATCCCAGAAAGATTACCTTTCCATTACGCAACAGTTGCTACTTGGAACGGCACACAAATGGGTGCAGACGTTTATAAGATACCACAGCCGGTCGCAGTGGACATTACATATGAGGTTACCATTATTTGTAACAAAATACGTGAACTAAACAGATTCAATAAAATTGTAATGCAAAAATTTGCATCTAGACAAGCGTATACAACGGTAAAAGGTCATTACATACCTATTTTACTAGATAAGGTTGAGGATAACTCTCCGATTGAACAAATTGATAATCGTAGATTTTACTCGCAAAATTATCAATTTACTTTGTTAGGTTTATTAATTGACTCTGAAGAATTTGAGGTTAAGCCGGCCATTAGTAGAATGTTTCTATTAAATGAATTCATTGCAGGATCTAATTATCAAAAGAAATATATTAATAAAACAATAGAATTGACCGTTGTAACTTTCCCAGGGGATGGTTTGCAAAAACAATTTAGCGTTGGTGAGAGTATTGGTATTCTATTTAATGTTTCAATAAACGGTCTTTTACAAGAAAGAGATGTAGATTATTTCCATATCGCCGGAACATCTAAAATAACATTTGTAGATGCTCCGTTTGAAAATAGTTTAATTGCAATAACATATTATAAAGGTAAAAATAGTGTATTCATAGATAGCTACGGTAAACCAATTCAAGTTTCCACAGAATATTACACTTACGATGGTTCAACCCTTGTTTTCGAATTATTGAATAATATTGACAGCATTGTTAGTTTAGATATTAACGGTCTTTTGGAAGAAGAGGGTGGCGGATTTGATATTAGTTCATCAAATGAAATAACTCTCAATTATTCCCCTGTGATTAATTCAAAAATTGGTGTGACATATCTACACTAAGATTCTCCGTAAATGTCCCTTTTTTTAGGTTTACAGGTTTCTTCTATTAATTTTTCTAAAAGTTTATAAATTTTTAATCCGTGTTTATCACAGTGGGTTTTAACCATTTCGTGATGTTTATCACTTATTTTGACGTTTTTGGTTGTTGTTTTCATATCTAAAGATAAATAACGATAAAAAAGGATAAAATACTATCTAAGTAGTCAAAATCTTGGAAATCTTTGCTAAAAACAAAGATATTTATTTGATAAGAATAAAATAACTTAACCAAACATTTATCAATGGCAAATTCAAACAGAGTTTTCGTTTCTCCGGGGGTCTACACTTCAGAGAAAGATTTAACATTCGTAGCGCAAAGTGTAGGGGTAACAACATTGGGTTTAGTAGGTGAAACTTTAAAAGGTCCAGCTTTCGAACCAATCTTGGTGTCTAATTTCGACGAATTCAAAACATATTTTGGTGGCACTTCACCCGCAAAAGACGGAAGTGATAACCCAAAATACGAGTTACCTTATGTAGCAAAATCATATTTACAAGAATCAAATCAGTTATTTGTAACCCGAGTATTGGGTTTAACTGGTTATAAACCAAACAGAACCTATGGTATTAAAACATTGGGTGGTATGGTTGTTGGAGACCTTGTAACAACAGGAACAACAACTGGAACAACAGTGGTTACCGCAAGTGGTATTACTGGTTCAACATTTTATGCTGAACTTTCAGGAAAAACAGCATCTGATGGCGACTCAGTACCAGGATTTATCTTAGACCAATATAGTGGAAACACTAGTGGGAATACTGGTAACTGGTTTACAATTGGAACTGTACCAACTGCTGCAACAAGTTCTTTAACTGGAACCACTGTTTCATCACCAATAGGTGCTAGTGCAACCAAAAACTGGTATAACACATACTCAAACTTTACAAACAAGGTTTATTCATACCTATTCGTTTATAATCACGGAACAACATCATTTGATGTTACAAGATATGAATATAGCGCAACTTTAGCAAATGACGGAAAAGTTGTTTGTTTGTTAAGGTCTAGAGGTTCATACATTTCGGAAGTATTAACACATAGAGTTACTGGTACAACATCGGTTCAAATTACTGGATCAGATATTGCATTAGATCCTTTATCAGAATTCACATTAACTGTTACAGACGTCGATGCTGATGTTAGAACATTTGATTGTAGTTTTGACACTGCTTCAACAAAATATATTACAAAAGTTTTAGGTGTTGATGTTTTTGATAAAGAAAAAACGGTTAACCCAATATATGTTCACGAAGTTTATCCAAATTTAATTAAAAATCTTTTCCAACAAGGTCAAATCAGAGGTTTAAATACTACTGAATATGTAAACGCAGAAGGAACAGATTTTGTACAACAATGGGATATGGCGGGTTCAAATTTAGTTGTTTCTGAAGTAAGAGGTGGTAACGTATTTGATTTATTTAGTTTCTTAACAATATCAGATGGTAACGCTTCTAATAATGAAGTTAAAATTACTATTCAAAATATTAATGTTGAAACTGGTGAATTTGATGTTTTAGTTCGTGATTTTTATGATTCAGACGAAAACCAAGTGGTTCTAGAGAAGTTCTCAAGATGTTCAATGAATCCGGATCTTCCAGGTTTCGTTGCTAAAAAAATTGGTACATCTGATGGTGAATATGAAATCAGAAGTAAATACGTTATGTTAGTATTGGCTGATAACGCGCCAGCAGACGCAATTCCAGCGGGTTTCAAAGGATGTACAACCAAAGATTCTATCGGAGGTTTAACATTTAAAACAAAATACAATACAGCAGGTGAAACAATTTATTATAACACAGATGGTAGTGCGGAAATATCTAATGGAGATAAAGTTAAAAAAGTAACATTAGGTTTATCATCGCAATCACATATTGGATATGACAAAGACATGTTCAAATTTAAGGGTGTTGGTGCTAATGAGGTAACATTTGGTTTTCACTTATCAACAAATGCCTCAACAATAACTGACGCTAATGGAAATACAGTATATGAAACAACTGCATATGACTTTGAAGGTCAAACAGGTGTGGATAACCCATTAACAGGTATATCTTATTGTAAATTCACATTACCAGTATTTGGCGGATTTGATGGTTGGGATATCTACAGAAATGTTAGAACAAACACAGACGGATATATTTTTGGTAAAAACACATATTCAACCAATCACTCAACAAGTGGTGGTGTATTCAGTTCAACAGTTGGTAACTCAGATTATTACGCTTATTTAGAAGGTATTAATTCATTCTCTAATCCAGAAGCAGTAGATATTAATTTATTTGCAACTCCAGGTATCAATTGGTTAAACCACAGTTCTCTTGTAACTCAAGCTATTGATATGGTTGAGAATGATAGAGCGGATTCATTATACATTATTAATGCACCAAACCACACAACAACAGCGGAAGTTGTTGATGATTTAGATAGTGTTAGTTTAGACACAAACTATTCAGCAACTTACTGGCCTTGGATTCAAGTAAGAGATACTGACAACGCAACTCAACTTTACTTACCACCAACAGGAGAAGTTGTTAAAAACATTGCATTAACCGATAATGTATCATATCCTTGGTTTGCAGTTGCAGGTTATTCAAGAGGTTTAGTTAACTCAATTAAAGCAGCTAAAAAATTAACATTAGATGATAGAGATGAATTATACAAAAACAGAATTAACCCAATTGCGACATTCTCTGATACAGGTACAATTATTTGGGGTAACAAAACCTTACAAGTAAGAGAATCAGCATTAGATAGAATTAACGTAAGAAGATTGTTATTAAGAGCTAGAAAGTTGATTTCAGCAGTAGCAGTTAGATTATTGTTCGAACAAAATGATGATCAAGTAAGACAAGAATTCTTAAGTTTGGTTAACCCAATATTAGATTCTATTAAGAAAGAAAGAGGTTTGTATGATTTCCGCGTAGCGGTTTCTAACGACCCAGAAGACATTGATGCTAACACACTAAGAGGTAAGATTTACATTAAACCAACTAGATCATTAGAATTTATCGATGTAGAATTCATAATAACACCAACAGGTGCTTCTTTTGAAAATATATAATATTAATTAAAATAAAACACAAATGGGGGGTAGACATAATATCCCCCATTTTAATTTTTGATAGTGAAAAGAGATGATGTTTTTTAAAAATTTTATATTTTTTTCTCTATTTTTTAAGATTTGTTTGATATTTTTTTAATGTTTTATATAAGTGTTTGCAAAAAGCTACGGAAAAAAATCGACAAAACCAAGAAAACCCAAAAATAAATTTATTTTAATTAGTGATATATTTATAATAAAGCAAATAAACTAAAAACAAATATAACAAAAAATGGCGGATTTATTAATGAAAATGCCGGTTCCCTACGAACCAAAAAGAAAAAATAGATTTATCCTAAGATTTCCATCTACATTAGGTATAAATGAGTGGTACGTGACTTCAACATCTCGCCCATCAGCTAAAATTAAATCTGTTGAAATACCTTTCTTAAACACCTCAACTTACGTTGCTGGTAGATTTGACTGGGAAGAAATTAAAGTTCAGTTTAAAGACCCGATTGGTCCTTCAGCAGCACAAGCACTTATGGAGTGGTTCCGCTTACATGCAGAATCGGTTACAGGTCGTATGGGTTATGCCGCAGGATACAAAAAAGATGTGTACTTGGAAATGTTAGACCCAACAGGTGTTGTTGTTGAAAAGTGGTTATTAGAGGGTTGCTTCCTTACCAACTTAAACTTTGGTGATTTAGCATATTCTCAAGATGAATTGGCAAGTATCGACTGT